GATTAGATTACAAATAAAAGATACTGATAATAATATATTATCTACGACTACACAGGAGAGATATGATGTTACAGGAATTAATGGAGAAACTTTTGAAAATAGTGTCACACATAATGGGTCTGATGCGAACATTGGAAATATTCATATTAGTGGTACCGATACTAATGGTGTTGCTGGTGGTCTTGGTGGTGCTAATGTTGATAATGTAAGTGTAATAATGACTTATGAACCAGTCGTTTTATCGAATACACAAACCTCACACATCACCACAACCTTTCAAGAGATAGAAGAAGTATTATTTAGCAGTGTTGAAACAGTTGAGTTTATCCCTATAGAAGAATTTACTTTTGAAGTTTATGAAGAACCTGAAATAGTATTTGAAAAGTTTGAAGAAGTATTTATTGAAGAAATTAAAAAAGAAGAAATCAATATAGGAACAATTAATGTGTTCAAAGAAATAGCTATGGAGGTAGCATATGAAGAACCAAAGACCCTCGAAACGTTCTCAGCAGAAATCGAAATCATTGAAGAAGAACCTAAAGCAACAGAAATCGTTGCTCTCTCAGAAGAAATCACAGAAAGCTCAAACTCTGAAACAATCACTGAACGAGAATCTGTACGAGAAGAAGTTAGCACAGGAAATAGTGAGTCAGCAGAATCTACTGCCGAAGAAACCAACGAGCCAAATGAGTCATCAGGAAATAGTGTTGAACAATCAGCAGAAGAAACAGAAGTTTCTGAAACAGAAACAGCTCAATCCGAATCTACTAACGAAACAAGAACAGGAAGTGAAGAATCTAGCAGTAGCAATAACGAAAGCGAAGAAACAACAGCAGAAAACAGTGTTGTTGATGATACTGCTACAGAAGATACAGCAGTTGAAAGAAATACTATCTCAGACATTTCAGTTGAAAAGATTGCTACCAAAGTTGCCGAAGTGGTTAAAGAAGTTAATAAACAATTAGTTGTGACTAATATGATTGTTGCTAAAGCAATGCAATCGAAGATAAATATTGACAGCTACAGTTCTATCAATAATAATTTATTTAATAATCAAACTATTATGAATGGTGGAAATTATGATGAGTTCAGAGAATATGTTGATAACAGAAATATATATCAACAGAGCCAAGTCATTTATAATGATGAGTTTAGCCAGTATCAAGAAAAGATTGATGAGGCTAAAGCAAACACCATAAGAGCAGTTGAACATTTGAGGAAGATTCGTGGATATTAAAAACATAGCAACAGGTATAGGATTAGTAATAACGATAGCTGGTCTATTCGTTTATCAGGGTCAATTAATTCAAAGGATTGATGTACTTGAATCTAAATCTGCACCTGATATTAAACCATTAGAACAACAAATCGCTATCAATGAGGCAGAAATTAAAGTCCTCAATGCGATAGTATCAGAGATGAAAGCAAAAAGGGATAATCCATTATCCCAGTAGCGAGATACTAAAAGTATATAGTTATTTTTATTGTGTTAGAATTGAGGTGTCAATTTAGAATTAATATCGTGTCTAAGGCTCTTAATAGACCCATTTTGACTGTTTTATCTTAAATTAGTATGAATATACTATATAACTTCGCTACAGCTAAAAGAAATGCCATATACTGATATTTGGTCTGCTGTCCAAGATAATTCATTTGAGTCCATTCTCATAACTGCTTTTGTGTTGGCATATACGATTGCTGAATCATTGGCTAATGCTGATTTTAATTTAGGTTCAATTTCTACTGTGGCTACACCACTCGCATTAGAAGTACAGTCTGCTGTGACCATGTGTAGTTTTTGAGTAGCACCTGAACCAAACTGTATGTAATCACCAGCTTTAAAAATTACTGTACTCGCAGTAGCATTTTCTACTGATATTGAATAAGCACCAACAGAATGAGCTCCATTGACATTGATTACTGAATTTAATCCACCACGAATTGTTTTCGAATCAGGGTCGCCCAATAAAAAAGTTCCATGTCTGCCATGTAATTGCATAAAAAAAACTTGCCAAGCATATGCCTCATCTCTTTTCATTGGTGGAAGTTCAACAGTAGTAGTCCATTTAGAACCACCGAAGTCTGATGTTTGCGATTTATAACTATATGGAGATTCACTTACAGCTACAGTAGTCTGTATTCTCCATTCTGATGTCCTAAAATTACTCGGACTTGTAGGCATGGATAAAGGATAACTCGGCTCGGTCATTATGCACCAAATGTCCTAGCAAATGCACCGCCACGACTTCTAGCCTCTGCGACTGCACCTACTGTTTCTTTTTTAATCTGTGGCATCAAGTTCCTTATTTCAGCTTGTACTGTAGGAACGACTCCTGTTGAGAAATTTAAGTTTTGATTAATGGTGACACCACCACTACCCATCTTATCGTTTGGAATAATTGTACCAGCAGACTTAGGCATAAACATCTCTGCACCTTTTTCTCCTACGAGATATGGCATACTTGGAGATACGAAACCACCACTTGCTCTCGCAGTTCCACCAGTGGCTATTAATTGTTTCAAAGAACTATCTGAATAACCACTACCAAACATTTTACCAACAGGAACACTCGTTCCAGCAGTTGCTGGTGCACCTGTTCCAAAACCACCACCTGTGAATACTGTTAAAGCACTACTCAATATGGTATCTAGTATTGAACCACCACCACCACCACCGAATGATGAAAGTGCTACCATTTCTGCTTTAGCATCTTGTAATGATTTGGTTAAACTATCAATAATTGGTTTAATAATTAATACATGAGTTATTGTTGAAATTATTTGTTGGATTATACTTCTAAATATATCTTTCATAGCATCTTTGAAACTATTCCCTGTTACTATTGCATCTGCGAAAGCATCTGATATTGATTTACCAGCATCTTCGAATGATTTTTTAACTTCTATTAATATATCTTCTACTTTTTTCATAGTTTCAGCTAATGCCATAGCTTTCTTTTTTTCCTCACTCATTACTTCAGCACTCTCTTTGACTGACATGTTTTTTAAATTATATGCACTCGTGACACCTTTAACTAAAGATTCTTGTTCTTTAAGTTGTTCAGAATTTTCATCTAATGTGTTGTTGTATTTATCTAATGCCATATCAATGCCTACGAATACTGCTATTGCAGTTAATAATTTTGCAATCAAAATAGCGATACCACCAATACCACTAGCCATCAAGACACCATTGAATGCCACCAGTGCTTTAGTCACATTCTCGATTCCTTTTTTTATATTAAATAATGCAACTGCCATTTTTACACCAAAGGTAGCAATCATTAAAGAAAATACAGCTTTTAAAGTTGTACCCAATACAGATAATGCAGTTCCAAAACCCTCTACTGCTGATGCTAATACACTTCCTATATCGTTTGCGAATGCTTTTATTTTATGTTCGTTTTCTGCTAATGCTTTATTAAAGTCTTTCATTTTATCTTTTAATTGTCCGAAGAAACCATCACCTACTGCTCTTTGGAAAATAAAAAACTTATCTCCAATCATTGATACTGTACCAGTCAATGTATTTGCTAATTCTTCTGTAGCATTACCAAACTTACCACCCTTGCCGAAAACTTTTGAGAATGCCTCGGCAGTTTCCTCAATACTTACAGTAGCACCCATTTGGAAACCAAGCATTTGTCTAACACCTTTCTCTCTAAACATATCTGCTGATGCAATACCACCAGCGAATGACCTTTGAATCTGTTCTGCTGTTGCTTGAAAAGATAATCCTGTGATTGAGGCAACATTACCAGTTATCTCCATGAGTTCAGCTAAATGGTCAGCATCATCTGATACTACAGCTAACGAACCTGAACCTCTTTGTATTTCTGCTAGACTGAAAGGCACTTTAGATGCGAATGATGCCATGTTATCAAAGGCTCTAGCTCCTTCTTCTGCACTACCGAATAATGCTTTTAATCTTACATTTAGATTTTCTATTTGAACTGCAACATCTACGAAACCTTTAACAGCGACAACACCAATAGCACCAGCAACTACTGAACCAACTTTTAAGGCACTCATTGCGAATTTATCTAAAGATTTATTGGCTTTATCAAAGCCACCTGACATTTTTTTAGATGCACCTGTGACAGCAGTATTTGCCTTTGCTAATCCTCTTTGTAAGTCGCTGATGTCAGCTTGGACTTTAACAATTAATTTATCTAGTTCTGTTGCCATAAATTCTAATAATCAGGGTACATTTCTTTCAATTCTTCTAGTTCTGACTTCTCCATAGGTTTGTCATTGTTTCCATTATATTCTTTAAAACCATTGATTGCCATAGTGATTTCTCTAATTGACATACTCCAAAAGCACTCAGGAGATAAGTGCATCATACCGACACAAACTTCAAACCATCTTTCTACAGGTAAAACTTCATTTCCTTTTATGACTCGCTTTTTTTTTCATCTTCTTTTTCGCCTGTATTCAATGCTAGTGTTAGCAAATCTCCAGCAACTTTGATAGATTCTATAAGTCCTAAATCTGAAACTATTTTTTTAATATCAGCATCTTTAACATCATTCCCTCCAGCTCGTATGCTTAAAGTCATAATAGTTATTATTTCCATAAGACTCAATTCACCAGCAGATAGTTTGTTGGCTATTTTAAGTATTGAAGTTCCTAAAGCACTTTCTATTCCCATGATTGTATCAAGCGACATTTTTGCTTGATAATTTACATCATTCGGAAAGTTTAGAGTCTTTTCTGCTTTTAATAGGTTTGTCATTGTTTTTATCCTCGATTGTTATTTTTAAAGTTTCTCCTCTTTCTCCTACATCTTCTATAGATTCAATTTTATAATCTTTTGAATCTATTGTGACATTAGTAGATTTAAGAAGTTTTAAGTCAAACATCATTTCTATTTCTATCATGTCGTTTGACTTATTAACTTGTGCATTAACTTTCTTACCATTTATAGTAATTTCTGTTTCTTGCCACATTACATTACTCCTAGACTGTCGCTATAGTTATTGCACCAGCACTTTCAAATGATAAAGAATATTGTGCTGAATCATTGTATTCACCTGAATATTCCATGCTTGTGACCTGAAAAGCACCTGTGAAAGTATTATAATCAGGTACTAAGAATTGAAAGTTTGAGAATGTACTCGCACTAAAAGCAGTCAATACTGATTGATGACTTGCACCATCATCAAATATTCCACTTCCTGAAACACTAAATGATTTAATACCAGCATTTGCTAATAATGTTCTGACTCTTGATGAGTCTTTATTTGTTATGTCTATTTGTTCAGAGTTAATAGTGATAGATGTACTTCTTAAAGCACCAATGGTAGTAAAAGCCTCTGGACTACCAGCATTACCTATCTTCATTAAAACTGCACTACCTTTTTGGACTGCCATTTTATTACTCCTATTTAGTTGTCGTATACAGTAAAGTCTATATTCACTATACCATGTCTTGTGATACCATCAACCTCTGTCATTGTTGTTGCATTATTTACATAACTCATAACAGATGATGCCCCACTTACCGATATTGTAGCATTATTGACTAAATTGTAAATTCTTTCCATGACCTCTTTGATTTGCTTTTGACCACGATATTGTGACCAAACCTCTATATTTATATTATATATATTGCCATCTAAGGTTTTAGTTCCAACATTAGTTATTGATTCAGAACCGATTATGACATAAGGATATGCTGTATCTTGTGGTGCAGTAGAATCAAATATCTTGTTATTTCCTACTAAACTATCTAAAGTGCTATCGCCTGATAACAAACTAAATATCGCAGATTGTAAGTCGAAAGAGTGAAATCCCATTATTTAATTCCTAAGTTCTTAGCAAACATCTTACCGAATATCTTTGTATTTCTATATGCTTTACTTTGTTTACCCATAAAATATCTTTTTAGATTAGTTTCTAATCTTTCTGCATAATCCATATTAGTGCTGACTAAACCTAGACCCTGTCTTAATCTTTTATATTGTATGCTACTTCTTAACATTCCTGTATCGACTCTTGGTGGATTTCCTACTGATGATGCAGTATGTCTAACACCATTTTCTTTTGTTCTAGTTTTACCAGTCGCTGGTGATAATGTCATTTCTAATGCTATTTGATTTCTAAAATAACTACCTGTAGCATCAACCCAGCGATTCTGTCTAGCATTATATTTTTTGCTGACAGCATTAACTCGTTTACGAATATCCGATTTTATTTCTACTCTAATTCCCAAATGCTACACCCTCTGTTGCAGTTATCTCTTGGTATCTTTCCTTACCCTCATCTAATATTTTAATGTTCGTGATGTCAAATAATTTAGTACGATGTAATAGTCTGTACTTAGTTGTTAGAGATGAATAATATCTTATTGTAAATTTAAAAGTTCCTGTGGCTCTTACTTGGTCGCCAAATAAACCCTCTGAGCCTGTTGTGTTCTCTACTTTACTCCAAACTGTCGCCTCAGTAGACCATGTTGTTGATGTGCCACCACCAGCATCAATACTACCACCGAGAGTTTGTAAAGCGACTCTGTTTCTAAACTCGCCGAGATACATGATTAGCCAATAACTCCATATCTATATGTTTTATTCGTTTTATAAGGATTCGTAGATAACTGAGTGACCACGAAAGGTTGCAATAATGCTGTAGCAGAATATGGTGCTTTGACTGATTTTTCATTATCGCCTCTATTTTCAAATAGATAGCTACCATAAATTAGACAAGCTTGTTTTATTTGCATAGGAACAGCAGTATTATCTCCATAACCAGCAACATATTGTATTTCAAAACCATTGACTGGTCTGAGTCCTGTCGGATATGTTTTTCCTGTTTGTAATGTGAATCTACTTGGAACACTCGCATTATCTAATCTGTAGTTTGATGTCGCCCATGTTGTCGCTGTGTCATCATCTGAATAATATTTAGCATGAGTTATTGATGCGACAGGCGAGAAAGGTAGAAGTATCGGTCTTTTATTATAAACTAAATCAATCCCATCATACATTCCCTCTTGTATAGGAACATTAGAATCTGATAAATCATCAATAAATAATTGATAAGTAGTAGTACATAAAGTTCTATGAGTGTATTCTTTCGCCCATGAATCTACTGTTTGTTTAATAATATTTAAAACTACATCATCATCTGATGAATCCACTTTTAAATATGCTTTCAATTCAGCTAAAGTAATTGCAGAATCAGTTTGAGCTGTATGTATCTTTAGTCCTGCCATAATTTACCTCTGATAAAAATATCCTATTACGATAGCAACAATACCACCGAGCCATGCTAACAATGTGACAGCACCACGACCTCTATTCATGACTGCCTCTACGACCATTATTCTATCTTCCAAAGATGTCATTTTATCGTTTAGTTTGACCATCATGTCGTATAATTGCTCGTTAGTGACTTTCATCTTGCTAGTGATATAACCCCATTAGTTCCTACCATTGGCATCTCAGCAAAAGCCATGTATACATATTTTGTATTTTCACCATTAGCTTTTGCATCTGTAGTTGTAAGTCTAAACCCATTGCTTTCTGCATTTATAAAACAATTATCAGTCATACCACCATTTAATTTTAAACTTCTTTTTAACTCTCCACCTGTGCCTACTGATAATGCTCGAACTGGACTTTTCATAACCCATTCTTCGCTGTCATCAATACTTTTTACTATAAGTACTTTTGGTCTGAATCCACAATATACCTTAGTTCCTTGAACATTTCCTGTGCCTGAATAAAATCCAAATTTAGAAAACCCTTGTACTTCTGCAAAACAATATGCCTCTAATGGTTGTGATGATTGGTTAGTCATGCTATCTGTGCCTACTGAAAAAACTGATGTAGTAGGTGCTGTATCATTAAAAGCCGTATTATCTGCTTGTGGTCCAGTAAATGCAAATTCAGTGCTATCTGTTTGTGGGTCAGCAACAAATGTAGTTCCCATACATAACACCTTACCTCTGTCGGCTTGTGTAGTATTTTTAACCATTACCATTTTTGGAGCTACACCTAAACCATGCCCAATTGTTCCAGCACTTCCTGTTCCTGTATAAGTTACAACAGAAAATCCAGAAGTTGTATTAGCTTGTACTACTGAGCTAATACTGCCATCTGAATTTGCACTGGTTGTTCCACCATTCGCTTTCCAAAAATTTGCTACATATTTATCGCCATTATTGTTTGTATTTTCTAAATTACCAGTCAATGTACACCCATTAGATGTATAACTAGCCACATAAACTGTAGTATCAGAACTAGCACTTACATTTGGTCTCCAATTATGTGCAGTTCCTCTTGTTGAATTATTAAATATTGTATCGCCACTTGCCCCACTAGACCTCTTAAACAACAAAGCATCAGGTTTAAAAGCCAAAGAACTAATTGTTAATGTAGAATCACTACCATCATAATAAAGTGAATCAAAGTGTACTGATGGTTTTGCTATTGTTGTAAATGCCATGTTATATTCTCCTATCCATAATCTTTAATATTCTTTGTGCAGATTGCATAGAATCCAGCTGGTACATCATATTCAAAAGTACCAATTCCAGCATCATCTGAATTGCCTGATGCTACTGCAGTATTTCCAAAGTATCCATTTCCAAAATTAATATATATGTCTTTGTTTGCTCCATCATTTACTGCTGTTAAATTAACACCCCAAAAGTCATCTCCTTTAGTAAAAGATAATCCAGCATTAGCCCCTGTTGCTGGGTTGCCAACATTGGAAGTACTAGGTGCATTAAACCATGTGCCATTTTTACCAAACCATATCTTGCCATTATCTAAATCAAAGGCACACATAATGATATCATTTGCACTTGCTTGAACTCCATAGTTTACAGTTCCACCACCACCATCATCTATAATGTTTGGTGTGCTAGTCATTGGTTGGTAAGTAATACCCTCACAACCATTCGAGCCTGTTTCTTTACCTACGATTGCATTAGCTCCCTCATATCTCCATCTTCTGTTGGCATGAGTACCATTTTTTTGAATTGATATTGTATTGCCATCTGCTTGAGTGTTGGTGCTTGTTGATTTGACTTCAAAATACCATTTACCATTTTTCATCATTTGAGTAGAATTTACACCACCAGCATTTCCTGTTGTTCCCCACATAGAAGTACCAGCATATCTTACTCTATACCCTACTAATGTTTGGTTAAAATCTAATATGCAAAAGTTATTACTAGGTGTGTCAGGCGATTGTTTTAAATCTCCATTAACTGTAAAGGTATGCCCCTCTCCACTTGAGTCAGTACCTAATGCACCAGCATTTTCAAATTTTAAAAAAGCACCATTAGCTCCATAGCTTACAGATGGATTTAATTTGGCTTTCCATTCCCCAGTCGTTGAATCTGTTTCTCCGAACTCGGTAGGAGCATAACTATATCCCTCGCATATGTGCATATGAGCCAAGTTGCCAACCCAAACATCATCAGGAGATGAGCTTTTTCTTGCACCAATTACAGTTTGATATCTAAACATTCCTGTGTCTTCGTTTTGGTCAGGTGTTGCATTTGTTCCCTCAAAAGATGTTTCTTGTACTCCATTAATATATAATCTAACTCTATCATCTGCTGTTGATTGAGTAGTGTCTATTCGACATACAATGTGATACCAAGATGTTGGGTCTAAAAGTTTTCTTGTTGTTCGTTTATGAGTTCCCCAGTCATTACTGGTTAAATTCATAAATCTTAAGTTGCCATCATTATATAATGATAATGACGCATGGTTTTCAGCATCAGCAGAAATATCACTAGTAATAATAACTCTATTAGCTGTTTGATTAGTTAAGTGTGAATATAAATTACCCATCTTAATCCATACACTAATTGTATAAGTTTTTTGATTGCCACCTGATGCACTTCTTGTTAAATATGATGTTGCCATTTATATTCCCCTATGGATTAAATTGTCCTGAGTTCTGCATACCGACCTCGATTGTTATACTGAAACTTCTGTCTGCTGTTTGACCCTCTGCATCTGTGGCACGAGCTGTGAATGTATATGTGGTCGTTGCTGATGCCCCACTTTCAGTACCTGTAATTGCACCTGTTGATGTATTTAAAGATGCACCCCCTGGCAATGAGCCACTAGCGATTGAGTATGCAATCGTAGAATCTCCTGATGCAGATATCGTTGCTGAGATACTTCCTCCTGCAGAAAAACTACCAAGAGTTCCTGATGCAGTATTCCATGTGGGAGCATCGGATACAGTGAGCAATGCTGAACTCGACCTAACAGCTAGACCATCATTATTTTCTATTCTTAAAAAATATGTGCCATCAGTTGTTAGAGTGAAGTTTGCAACAAGAGTTGTCGCATTAGTAAATGTAACTGAGTTTGCAGAAGTTATAGCACCTGTTGATGAAATTGCCTCTACCTGTGGAACACTTACAAACTGACTGCCTGTTATCGTGATATTCGTTGCACTGTTAGTAATCGTGCTTGGAGAAATTGAGCTTACTGTCGGATTCGTGTTTGTTGCTTGGTCTACGAAACTTAAAGTTCCACTTCCATTTGTTTTCAATACTTGATTAGCCGAGCCATCAGCACTAGGAAGAACAAATATTTGGTCTCCAGTTAATGCTGGTGCCTCAAATCCTACATAGTTAGCACCCTCATAAAATCTTAACTCGTTATTAGAACCACCGATAGATAGATTCCCTGATGTAGTTAAAGCACCACCATCTGCAATACTAAGAGCATCATCACCATCTGTGAACTCAATTAATGCTGTTCTTATAGAATCAGCTTTAAAATATTCTACAGTATCATTAGCTTGGTCTAGTGCCATAATCGTAATGTTTGCATCATTATCTTCATTTCTTATATAAAGAATATTTGCAGAACTGTCATACCATAATTGGTTTGCATAAGTTGTGCTTGGTGCAGATGTTCCACTTGATGTACTTGCTAATGCTTTCAGGGCGAGATTTAAGTCAGACCTTGTATTAGGAAATGTCTGATTCGCTATATCATAATCGTGTTGGCTCATTTATTTATAAACTCCAATTTGTTTAATTTTTGCATACTTACTAACTGCTTTCAAGGTTTCCATAACCTTTTGCTACATAGTCAAAAGTTCTATCAACAACTGCATCACTAGAATTTTTAAATTTAATAGTAAATCCTGTTGCTGTTTTATTGGTTATTTCGTAAAAATCTCCTGTCGCTAAGTTACTAGCTGAGATTCCTAATGCTTGAACTTCTTTGAATGCTGGACTGTAAGTTATTACTTTCCCACCACTTGCTGTTCCACTAGAGATACCACCATCTCCAAAAGTTCTGTCAGGCATATCTACTGTCGCTGATAATGTGCTGATTGCTGGTGCAGATGTCAGACCTGTTGTAGTCAATACTGCTCTCAATTTTATATATCTTGCTTTATAATCACCGAGTACATAATTTCTGTAATCAGTGTATGAGCTGTTGTCATTACTTGTTGCTATCTTTATTTGCACATTAATATCATCAAACTCACTATAAGAACCATCAAAAAGACCCTCTCTAGAGTCGAAATTGCCCCCAAAAGCATCAAATAAACTCGTTGGGTCAAACCTAGTAAAGTCGCAATTAATAGTGACTCTAGAAGTGAATATACCACCGACATCAATAACAGGGAAATCGTATGTACCCTCAACATTGTCTGCTGTACTACCACCCTCATCAAAGTTCCCTGATTGTGAGTCAAAGTTTCCACTAGCATCATCAAATAGTTCTCCTGTCAATAATTGTAGGTAAGATACACCAGCTCGTTCTAATACAAAAACATCTGACTTAGTTCCTGAAAAACTTGGGTTTTGTGTAGATGTAGTAACTACATTGAAGTTATAGTCAATATTATTCAATATGACTACCGACTTGGTAGAATTTAAACTTGATATTCCTAATACATCTATAGCTTTTATCATATATGTTCCATTTCTAGCTGGTAAAGAAACTGTTGATGCTGGTTTAGATACTTTTTCAGCTAAAATCATTCCTTCCTCAAATGTAGGAGAGGTTGTATCAGGAGTATGCCTTACCACATAATGCGATAAATCCAAATCAGTTATAGGAGTCCACGATAACTCTGCCATACCATTGATGATGTTTACTGAAAAATCAGTCACATCACTCGGTGGAGCAGTTTTACCGATTACAGTATGTTGAATAGTAGTGAAAGAAGAATAAACATTGAAAGCATTAACTGACCTCGCTCTTATGTTATAGATAGCACCATCTTGTGCATTTACAAGCTCAAATATATTTCCTTTAGATTTTCCTAATGTTATAAATTCACTATCAGCGATATTCGTGTTCTGTGCCTCTACTTCAAACTCATTCGTTGTTCCCTGATTAGATGAACAAGTCACAATCAATACTGCTATTGGTGTTTCGGAAAAAGTTCTAAGCTCATCTACTGCTGTCAAACTCGGTGCCGATACATCTGTTACTCTAGGTAATGTTGTATTGTCTAAAGAAAATGCTGTTTCTTCTGCATTCCAATCATAAACACTAGATGATGTTTCCTTGAGTGCTAAATCTATAACCATGTCACTAGCTAAAGAGAATGACCAATCAGCAACTTCAAAAACTTTATTATCAAATCCTAATCTTGTGTTAGATACATTAACAGTATCTCCTACTTGTAATGTAAAACCTTTCATGCTGACTCTACAACTTAACTGCATTTGCTGTCTATTTTTAAATAAAACTATCTTTCCTAATCTTTGAGCCATAGTGCTTGATTTTGTGAAAGGTAAATCTATATCAGCAAAAATGCTTTCTCCATCAGCATCAACGAAAGTAGAAGATGTGACCATAGGATAATCAGTAGGTTGCCAATCAGATTCATCACTTGTAAATAATCCTTTGACTGTGTTAAACATATCTTTTCTTGATTGTTTAGCAACTAATTTAATTTCTCCATAAAAATCATCTTCTGATAAAGACATACTAGGAGATACGAACTGACCACCTGTTAGCATAAATTTACCATTAGAATATGCTAATGTTCCAATACATGAAGTTAGAATATCATCAATTATTTCCATAGGTGCTATATCTGAATAGACTATTCCATGTGCCTCATATTTTTTTTCAGTACCACCAGCAGATAAAGAAACAGTCGTATCAGATAAGTTAGCCATCGTTGTAAAACTCGTTGTATCAATATCAGATGTAGAAACACCTAGACCCATAGTAGTGTCAGTAAGATAATCATATAAAACTAATGCTGGATTAGATGAAAAAGCAGTAGATGAATCTCTAAAGTCAAATAATTTTTTTCCTTTAATAACTGCACTTATATTTGGAAGTCCATTCGGAAATACATCAGGGTCATAAGCGATTCTTACATAAATGTATGCGATTCCTCTTAACCTGTGTTCAGTAGTCCATTTTTCACACTCGGAAACTAAGTCTGCATCTGCTAGTTGGTCATCAGTTCCTTTATGAAGTTTGATTCTTACAGTTTTTCTCCCATCTTCATATATTGAATCTGTTGCATAAGTGCTAGGAGAAGTCACATTATTCCTTGCGATACCATTTTCATCATTACCAGCAGAAGATAATGTTAGTTCCTCATCATTAAAATAAACCTCATCATATGACTGTATTTCATGTCCAGCAACTTGTAATACGACATGTAAATATTTATTGTTATCAGTAGTTTCCATGAATAAAATACCACCTGATTTTTTAGTAGTACCATAAACCATATCTCTAGGAATGATTGGTTGTCTTAACATCATAGAACGATTAGAACTTTCAGCTTGGTAAGATGCTTGTTGTAGTGAACCATTTCTTAGTTTTGGTTTTACTGATAAAGCACCAGCAAGGATTGTAGTACCAGCAACGATTGCGATTTTTGTGTACCACATTGCACTCGCCCATGCACCACCTGGCAAGACAGCTACTGTCACAGCGATAACTACTACCTGAAGAATGGTGTTTACTACACTTCCCATTATCTATACCTGTTATAAATTGTTTTTTGTTCGCTAATCTCTGTCATACTTTTCATTCTTAACCATGAAACAGAATTAACATCTAACTCTTTTCCAAAATATTCTTTCGCCCAATTATATACATCATCAAAGTTATCATCATGGACTATAGAATCTATTATCCAACATCTATCGCCACTATTCCAAAAATTAAACAACATCTGACCTGTTTTTTTATAGTGTTCTTCATGTTTCTCATTCATAAATGCCCAATTAGTAAATGATACTATGACATTATTGTTTCTTTGTATTTTATATTGATTTAAATCGAATGATTTATTGATGTGACATAAAATCTGTTCTCTAGTATGTATTTTATATTTATCGAATCTTTTATATAAATCAACAACTTCATTTTTTTCATTCATGCTGTTTTGCTAGGCATTTCTACACCAGCACCCCAAGCCACAGATTTGTCTTGTAATGATGTCACGAAATTACAACCTTTATCTCCTGTGAATAAATTTTGTTGGTCTTGGTCTGTGTATCTTCTGTCTGTTGGTTTTTCTAATGTTATTAACTTGTTTTCTACACTAAATGTTAGTGTAGAGGTTTCTCCACCATCAGTTAACACCATAGCATCTATGAACCCTGAAAATACTTGATATGGAGTATCTACTATGGCATCAGCATTATTTGTTGTTGTCATAACACCAAAATAAACTTCTACCACCATTCCAGCAGTATCTTCTGTTAAACCAGCAGATAGTATTGATGAGTCTAAGCCATTTAAAATTATTTCTATACCACTTGCCCTAGTATCAGAGGTTTCGGTTATAGCTGATATGTTTAAGATGTTTCCTGACCCAATATAAGTATTACCACCTATAACTAAGTCAGAATATGTTGTAGCAAGAAGTAAAGCACCACTAGTGAAATTCATTTTGACTGCATAAAATGGTCTTAATCGACCACTAGTTAGCTGTGTTCCAAATGTCGAGCCTATACTTCTTGACATAGTTCATTATTTCTTTTTAGTTGCTTTTTTCTTTGCTACTTTTTTACTTGCTTTCTTTTCAGTAGGCTCAGTAATTTTAACTTCCATAGCAAAACCTGATGATACAAACGAGTTCCCTAAATTAACTTGCCATTCTTCTTTGCAGTTAACTATTTCTCCCTCTTTGTATTCTTTACTTGCATTACCACTTTTATTAGCAGTGCCGAAAGCATTTTGTGTCATTTTTATTTGCATAGTTTATCTCCTTTAGCGAATGGGGAGTGAAAACAATGATATGAAACACTCCCACATTCTAAGACACATAAAGTGTCAATTATTTAAGCATCTGTTGAATCTTGTGGATTACCTAAGACTGCTTGTACCGAAATTGGTGTGCCATTGGAATGAGTACCAGTTGCATCAATTTTTACACGAGCATATCTTTTACCACCGATATATCCGATTTGAGATGTTTGTGGAGTTTCTCCATTCGCATCTAAAGTTAAGAATATACCTGAAGAATCAACACTTCCCTCTGTCACACTTTTGCTTGAAGTGACAGCAGTAAAGGTAGAGTCATCATCAGAATCTTGTAATATGAAATCAAATTTCACACTACCTGACAATGTATCTCCCTCAATACCACTATTTACAATAAACATGCAAGATTCAAAACCTTGAATATCTACTGTTGTACCATCAGTATCAGCAGTAAAAATTTTTGCATCTTGACAAGTCACAGATTTAGTATTATTTGAAATATCTCTCATTATAATAACTCCTATCTTATGCAGATATGTTTTGTAGTCTGATTGCCTCTGCAAGAACTACTGTACCACCAACTCTACGTCTGGCAGTATAACGAACATTACCCAAATGTTGTTGTGTGAATGGGTCACGAACTATTGACATATTAACTCTGTCTACTAAAGTGTATGCTCTAGAGAAATCTCCAAATGCAACAGGTTTAGTTCCAGCAGATACATCAGGCATATCTTTGGCTAGGGTATAACCATAACCAGCGATAGTGCTTGGAGCACCAGCTACTAAGTTCAAGCCAACATGGAACACTTTTTGTCCAGCAGTATCTTCTAATTGAAGAACTTTAGCAAAAGTGCCTCTATTCATAACAAATCTTGCATTTCTTAAATAATCAGATTTAAGTGCATAGATTAAGTCATAAAGACCATTAGCAGTTAGTGTATTTGCATTACCTGAGTTCGTTGCACCCACACCAGCAGTAGAATCAGTAAGACCTAAAGGTTTACCAACTCCATTTCCTGATATGACAGCAGTTCCCTCAGCAACAGCGAACTGTTCTGCAAACTCAGTAGCCATCTCACTTTCCATATTAAAAGCAGAATCTTCTAACATTGCTTGTGACATATCTACTAGTGCATAACACTCATGAGCATCAATAGACATTAAGCCTGTTGTGTACCCTGTTGTTTCACTCCTTGTAGCAGTTTCAGAAACCCATTGAGCTGAGAATTGACCAGTTCTTTTTGGAACTTCAATCCCTCTCTTATCGGTACTTCTAACTCTAACGATAGACCTCATTGGTGAGAACTCAGTCACAGACTTGATAAGTTCTGCAACATATTCTGTCGGACAGTAATAACCACCCAATGAATCATCTGACTCATAAAGTGCTTTAGTTTCTTCTGGGTCTAACTCTTGTGACCTTAGATATTTACCAAATGCTTTCATTTGTAAGTCAACTTCTTTAGCAGTATTACCAGTTTCGGGTCTTGCTAATTTAGTTTCTAAAGCATCAAGTCTTTTTTTAGCCTCTTCTAATCCTTGTTCTTTGAGCTCGGCATCTTGTTTTAATTCTGCTTTCGTAGCAACATCATCTGCAAGTTTATCTACCTTTGCTTGAAGAATAGGGTCAGCGACACCATTTTTTTTGATTTCATCAATATTCTTTTGGTTTTCACTTTTGAAATCTTCAAAAGATTTACCTAGATTATCAATTACATCATTAATTTCTTCTGACATAATAACCTCTTATGTTTTGATTGTATTGATTAACTGATTCATGCTTTCAACAACATCTCGTTGCTCATCACTCCGATATGATTTGTAAAGCACTTGTGCAGTATGTTTTGCAACAGCAAAAGATTCACAACCGACATCTCGTAAGTGTTCCTCTAATTCTCTCACATTCATTTCAGCGAGTTTAACTTTTGTTATCTTCGCTTTCGGATTCATTGGGAAAGTGACTAATGATATTTCCATTAAGTCTACAGATTTGATTATTCTTTTCTTCTGCTTTGGGTCATATTTATAATCATCAGGCGATAGTCTATATCCTATTGACATAGAATCTAAAGCACCCATTTTCATAAGCTCGTAAACTTCACGACCTTTTTGTGTACCCATTGCTAATCTGCCTTTGATGTATAACCCTTTATTATCTTCTTCTAAAGAGTCAATGACACCTATCGGCTCATCTGTTTTGTGTTGATATAATAATTTTACTTGTTTTGGTTTTCTATATTTGAGTGTGTTAGCAAATGCACCTTTACGAATGACATCATTTCCTAAATCTTTGTTGTTAAATACCGAGCCATAACCCTCGAATGTACCATCTTCTTCTGTATCGAGCTGTTTAAAATCACAGGGTACATCTGTAATCATCTCTTTTAATTGCTCTAAATCCTCTTGTATTTGACTATTGTCCATTTAACCACCCAAAAAGTTAGTAAATATACAGGTATTTTAACCATATTTAGTAAAATAAGTCTATTATTTTCATTTATTTAATCAAATACCCTTTACTTTATACTTTTAGTATAATATACTGTATATATGGAGTTGATAAAAAGACTCTTAAATTTAACGATAAACGAGGATAATAATATGGACTACAAAACAAGTATGAAAGCACAGGGTTACGATAAACTTGAAAAACTTAACGATGTTCTTTTAAATGATAATGAAAATCTAAAAAAGGCATTTTATGTTCTTTTAGAAGAAAATAAAAAACTATTGGATTTTAAAAATGAAATTAAAGATTCGATTGAACGTAATATAGCAAGAGATTTGAATGATGAGGGAGTTCTTATGGCAGTAGAAAAAATAACTTTTGATAGAAGATTAGCAGAAGATGATAAAATTGAAGATGGTCATATATCATTACAGGATTGGAGAGAAAAACAGAATAAATTATTTGGTAAATATAAAACAAAATAGTAAATTATGTTAGAAAGAAAGAGTCATAGCAATATGGCTCTTTTTTTTTTAATCTACAATAACATCATCTTCATCATAGTACATAGTAAAGCAACGACAGTTTACAACATTACTAGCACCACCATTGATATCGCCTGTATATTGCATAAGCTGTGGTATTGGGTCTACTTTACTTGGTGCAAAAACTTGAAAATCATCTTCGATAGGAATGTTAGTGCCATTCATATTAGTGTGCCATGACCTCGTTCTTTCATCTATAGCACTTAACCATTCTTTTCTAGGTTTCTTCAATGCTAATCTTCTAGCAATCTTATTATTACCATAATTATATGCTTGATGAGTTTCTGTCCTTGCTATAACTTTACTTCTTCCTGTACTAAATGCTGTAGACTTTGCTATTTGTTTAGCAGTATCATCTTGTCCGAATCCCTCGCTGACTGAATAAGCGATAGCAGACTGTATTTTTTTTCTAGTAGTTTCTGTTATGTAAGTGACATTTTGTGCAGTATTAGTAGTGATATAATCATAAGTGACTTGTGCTACTTCATCTTCTGCTTTCTGTAATAGTTTAGATGTCTTGATAGTTCTTGATGATTCTTCGATAATTCGCTTAGAATTTATTTCTAAGAGTTTATATAAATCTTGCCAATGGTCATCATAATATTTATCAGGTATCTCTCCGAGTTCTGCATAGTTTTTGAAAGCATATCGTTTATATTTATCAAAGAATTTATCTAGTTTCTTAATTAAGACTCTAGTCATGGTGATATAAGTTCTTAATGCTTGTCTATATTCTTTTCTACGATTGATTCTTATTTTAGCCATTGTAAAGTTTCCTGTAAGAGTTCAGTTTGTGTACCAAAAGTTTCTGTAAACCATAAAGGATTCTGATGATAAGACTCCTTAGAATTTCTATGATGATATGGGCATAAAGGTATGACCTCATAATTAGATGCTCGTTTACCCATCATTCCTTTCTTAATATGATGCAGTTCTGCTGGTGTATCATAGAAACCGAGCTTTCGACAAGCAATACAACCTAATTCTGCAACTTTTTGCATATGTTTTTTTTCTGCCAATGTTTTGGACTTCATTATAACTTTCTTAAAGTTCTAAATCTATGACCTACTATCGTGTCTGTTGGCTCATCTCCACGATAAACCTTAATCAAACAAGCTGGATTATCTTCTGTGGCATTTAAAGTAAAACTAGTTTTAGGCACAGCTAGTTTACCTGACCTAACTATTCTTGTTATTTTCCCTTTGGCTCTACCACCTGAGGAATCCCAAGAAACCATATCGCCTACTTTTAAAGCATCCGATTCTGCTTTGCTTTCCCTTTCTTTCATTATTTGGTTTCTTTTAGATTTTGACCAACTAAAACCAGCATCACCACCCCAAAGCAACCATGCTATTTTACCAGCACTTGGGTATCCCTCAGAGCCTGAATTAAATCCACGACCTTGCTTATCTACTTCGTGTCTACTGAAGAAACTATACATTCTTAAAACAGTATCAGGAGATAGTCTTTGTTTATTAACTAACTGATTGGCTCTCGTGACTCCTACTTGTGTGCCACCACGATTAAATTCTTTTCTTAACTCTAATCCTCTCTTAGCATTATTAGACATAGTATCTGTCGGAACTAATTTCAAGTCGCTTAATGCTTTACTATCTGCTAGTAAAGATTCATATTCTTCGTGAGTCTTGCAAGGCATATAAACTGTCTGACCATCTTCTGTGTGTGAGTGTATGCCAACACAACCTATTTCTTCGGCTCTTTCTTGTGCCTCTTCTTCGGTAGTAAAGGTATCTACATCAACTGCCTCTTTTTTACCATAAGCCAACTCATAATCTTTTTCGTTGCCCTCTGCATCAACAGGTTGGTCATTATCCTGAACACTTGAGGCATCTACTTCGCCAATAGGGAATAGATTACTTGGTATATATAACTCATCAGCACCCTCTATTTCTTCGAGTCCTAACTTCTCTCTTGCCTCGTTACGAGTCATGATACCATTCTGTACTGCTTGTGAAACATTGAGATAAACTTGTTTAGTCTTTTCTGCCATAGCTGGTATGCTAGTTAAATCATATTCAATTCTAATATCGCCATCGTAAAGAGGTGATAAGAACTCATTCAAGTCAGATTGAACTCTAGTCAATAAAGGTATAACTGTTTCTTCATATAATGCTAATTTTGCAGTTTCCATATTGCTATAAGTATTAGCCTCAGGAATACCGATTAATTGTGCTGGAACTCCAAAACATAATGCTATTTCCCTTGCGGATAAGTTAAGGAGTTCTAAGAAGTCCATATCTTTAGGGTTTAATCCGAGCTGTGTATAATCAAAGTTTCCCTCTAACAACATGGGTCTACCTGAGTTTGAACTACCCTGAAACCTCATTTCTAAATCTTCTAACAGTCTAGCTCGTTGGTCATCTGTTAAAGTAGCCGACATTCCTGTTTCATCTTTTGGCTCAAACTTTAACATACCACTCGGAGTACAACCATTTTTTAATAAAGCAACATTATGTAAACCAGCAAGGTTGTGTTGGTCAATGTTATAAGCACTTGCTAATATTGGACTTAATCCATAGAAGTCATCTAAAGGATTCCACAACTTAATTTGTTTTAATTGAGAACGACCTGTGTCTTGGTCTACAGGATACTCTTTGACTATTTGACCATCTACTAGATAGCAGTAATAATCAGGAATCATTGATGAGCTTGATTTTATTTTTATTCTATCGGGTCTTAATAAATATAATTCTCTTGGTGGTGTATCGTTTTCTGTATCTCTTAAAAGATACGAGTTTCCTGAAATAAGAAGATAAGAATACAATGAGCCAAAATATTCGCCACCACTTTGTAAAGGATTGGGTCTTTGTAGTAGAGATATCAACTCATGATTTTCTAATTCTATATCGCCATCAAATACTTTTATTTTTACAGCACTCGCTGAATCAGATATTAGTTTTACACATCTATGAACGATTGCATTGTCTTGATAACCCTCTTTAGCATACTCTTTATATTTTCTAGTAGACTTACCCATGTAAGCCTCTAATCTATTAATCATAACTGTTGGAGATTCTTTTTTTTGAATACTACCTTTAAAAAATTTATCAAATATGCCCATACTAACTCCTAACTTATATTGAACACTGCTTTACCACTATTTTGTAGTGAGGTTATCGCCCAAACTAAAGCATCAACCCTGTCATCATGATATTGTACCCCATTTCCTGTAAACTGACACATTTGTTCCTCTAAATCTTTAAAAACTCCTACATGATGAACTCGATTCTGCTCATAAAGTGCTGATATCGGCTCGGCTCTTATCATTTTTCCTCTACTCGCTCTTACACTTGTATAAGGAATTGATTGATTTTGTGTTCTTAATAGTCTTTCAATCAAATCGCCACCATTATTTACCTCTGCTACAATCCTATCACATTCATATTGTTTATAAAGTGATATGGCTTTCTTAACCCATTCATCAGGAGAACTTATTTGACTAGCATCATGTAATATGTAGTAATGATTATTAATATCACGACCAGCAACTATCATGCCTGTTTCATCAGAGTTTTCATTACTTGTGACTGCTGGGTCAATAGCGACAACGATTCTTTGTAAGTCGATAGGATGATTGGTAATTCTGTTTTCTTCTATGTTTTTATAATTAAATAAAGCACCCTCAACATCTTCTAGTATTTCAGCATAAAGTTCTTGCCTACCGATACGAGTTCCCTCATATCTTTCTTTTAACATTTGTACAGATGATTCAGCTAGATTATCAATGTTCTCGAATGTTGAGCCAGTTATTAGTTTGGTATCACTTCTTTTGGCTAGAGTTTTTATAATCTTTGTTGGTCTAGGTGTTGTTGTAATAATACATTTAGGATTCTGTCCTAATCTTAATGCCATCATTAAGTTATCGAAAGTTTCTGAATATCTCCAAGAGGCTAACTCATCACACCATACTCTATGGAACTGAACTCCTCTTAATCTGTCAGGCTCTATCGCTGGAAAGCCAACTATTCGTGAGCCATTATAAAAATGTATCTCATTGGCTGATTTATTATAACCTGTGCTACTCAATAATCTTTTATCGATTATATTAATAAACCCTGAATCTCCAGCGAATACAACTCTTTTTAAGTCGCCATATGTGGGAGCAACTACACCACAAACAACATTATCATTCGTTAAACAATATTCAACAATGTCATATGCACCTGTTAAAGTTTTGCCCCAACCACGACCAGCGAGGAATAAATGTATATTATATTTATCATTATCCTCTACTAATTGTGTTGGTCTTGCTTTATCGTACCAATCAATGAGTAGATTCGTTGCTATCTGATTTAATGGATTTAGTTTGTCGAACTGATTTGAGCAATCTTTCAAATCGTTCTTTTTCATCTGATACATTGTTTATCTCCACAACATCTGTTTCTTTCCAACCAGCCTGTGTTTTAAGCCAAAAAATAGATGCTGTAAGTGCCTCTTTGCCCTCTCCTGTTGCCATACGATAGAGATTATTGGCAATCGTGGCAGTAGATTGTGCTTTTCCTACCCTAATTTCTTCATCATAATACTTGTAGAGTGTGGGTTTAGATATATTAGCAATAGAGCAAATCATGTCATGAGTTATACCTATTCCTGACAATCTCTTGACCATTTCGCTTATTTCTTTAGTTTTTTTTACTATTTTTGGCATATATACTCTTTTTATAGAGTAAAAATAAAAAAAAAGCAACTTTTTTGATTAAAATGCTTTACTTGTACTATAAGTATAGTATACTATAAGTATAAACTTAATAGAGGATAATAATATGTTAGAAAAAGTAGAAAAATTGATGAATAAACATAATATGGATTATGTTAATTATATAGCTGATAACCCTAATCTTGAAGATGTTGAGTTCGAGGCTAATAGATATTGGAACGATACACTAACTGAAGAACAAGCAAAATGGCTAGATAAATGGCAAGAAACATATGAACAGATTGAGGTTGAATTAGAAGAATATGAAAATAACTAAATGGGAATTAAATTGTGAAAAGAAAAACCTTGAGTGCGAAATCAATCTGTTTGATAAAGGTAGTTATGGATACATTGAGGGAGAAAGGAAAGTTCAATATGACAACTGTGTTAAAAGACTGATTGTTGTCAAAAAACTTTTATCATCTTTTTAATTTTTTTCTTTGGTCAATTAATCTGATTTGTGCAAACTTGCCTTTCCTAGCATTATTGATTTTACAAAACATAGGATATTTTTTGAGCATATAATCAGCAGATAATTGTTCTGAATCAGGTGTTCTATATTCTTGAATCCCACCTTTTTCTGTATATATCTTCGTTTTAGGTGCTAAATAATTGAACCTAATTATGCCACCATCTTTCATATAATATTTGATAGTTCTCTCATAATCTTCTTTCGTGTGATATCTTTCGTTCAAAACATATGCTTTATCTTCATGTCGATTTACCCAACCATAAAAACAAGCAATTACGAATTTTAGATTGAAACTAATGGTGGTTTTCATAAAAAATGGATTAAAAGATGCATTTATGCCCCACAAGTCTAGTTTGTGTTCAGTACAAAGAGCAAATGCTTGTTCTCCTAAACCTACCAAATCAGTTACAGGAAAAGTTTTTTTATCATTCATTTTGCTTTCAAGACTCATGATATCATCATCAATACCCATAACAAACTGACCAACAGGATAATAATCTACCATAAAATTTCTTTGAGCATTTATGCTGTTGTTGTTAGCAACAATAATATTGACAGGATAATCTTTTAATTTTTCAGTATATTCTTTAAGCTCATCTGCTCTACTTAAAAAAACATCAACATTTTTAAAATCAATATTAGTAGTAGATAAATATTTAATAGTTTTATTTAATAATGTTTCTGCTCTACTACAACTTGGTATCGCTATTCTAAAATTCATTCGTTCCTCTCTAATGCTATTTTTAATTCTTCTTTGGCACTGCCACACTTAATCATTTTTTCCCTGATATAACATACTGCCGATATTCTTTCACAAGCACCATGTTTAACTAACTCGGTGTTTCCATGAATCTCATGAACATCAAAGAATCCAACATCAGTATTCCTAACATCTAAACCAATACCATATTTTGGGATAACTGTGTAAGCACCATCATATTTGCCTTTTTCTAATACTGCTAAATTACCTATCCCATCTTTATAATCTCCTTTGTCAGTATGACAAGCAGTTCTAAAATTGTTATTTAAAGTAACAGTAGTGAATGCAGTGTTATCAATTTTGAAATCTTTATGTATTCTTTGCCAATATGCTTTTTGCAGTTTGTATTTTTCAGGAACAAATTTTTCATAAAGTTTTGAGATGTACCTGATGTATGGCAAAGTTTGTTTGTATTCGTTAAAAAATCTTTGGCTAAACTCTGTCATTCTACAATATGGAATCCTAGCATATCTGTCCATATAACCTATAACAGATGAATTAACTGCCATTGCTTTAGGAGAATTAGATAAAGTTCCATCTTTTTTTAGAGGTATAAACCTACCACCACTTAAAACTTTCCCAACATACAAACCATCAATCTTCATGCCGACTTTTATTTCATCAGTACGACCTGATGCCATTCCTCTGTTGTTTGACTCTCTTAATGATGCTTTCCTCAAAAAAGGAAATGCTTTTTTACAATGTTCAAATGGAACAATTTTGTTCAAATAAACTGCAACAATATCGCCATCTTCATTTTTGAATGTAGTGTTCTCTTTAGGAATAGGATATTTTATGTAAGATTCATTAAGATATGTGCCTTTAATTTCATTAAGTTCATCTTCAGTTTTTTGTTCTTTAACTGTTATTACTTTCATATTCGTTCTTGATTGCTGTCATAACTGCATCTGTTATATTCTCGGAATTATAAACCTGTTTTAATTTTTCTATTTGTGTTCTAAATACTGGCTCTGTTTCTGAGTTCAGGA